CTGCAAAGTCTGGAAAGTCTGGAAAGACTGCAAAGACTGCAAAGTCTGCAAAGTCTGCAAAGTCTGGAAAGACTGAAACTGTCCCGAAAGGATTACAGCGATGTTGCTATACCGCCGGGCGCGACGGTATACTGCGACCCGCCGTATGCTAACACGACGGGGTATATCGACGATTTCGACCATGAACGATTTTATAGATGGCTGCGGAGCATGGAATTCCCGGTGTTCGTTTCGGAATATTCCATGCCGGACGACTTTATATGCTTTGCGAGTATTGACAAAGCATGCACCTTTTCACCATCAAAAACGATAAAACGCGTAGAAAAGATGTTCGTACACGAGCGGTGGGCGGATGCTGTGAGGCGTCCGGATGATAATGTTCAGGGGCGGCTGTTCTAATCCTCCCTGCGTCGCAATAGTATTACCGCCATAGTAGTATTGTCGGCTGGCGTCCTATCTACGAATAACCCCTAAAAGTAAGAAATTATGGATGACATTACCCGCGTCTGCCGCAAATGCGGGCAGGAAAAGCCGTTGAGCGAGTTTGTAAAGGATAAGACATGCGCATTAGGTCATAGGCATACTTGCAAACAATGCGAGCAGGAAAGATACCGCAAATGGCGTGCCGCCAATTCCGAAAAGAGGTGGGAATATAACCGCAAGTGGCATGCCGCCAATCCCGAAAAGATACGGGAATATAACCGAAAGTGGCGTGCCGCCAATCCCGAAAAGATACGGGAAATACGCCACAAGTGGCGTGAAGCCAATACCGAAAAGGAGCGGGGAAGGTGCCGCAAGTGGTACGCTGCCAATACCGAAAAGTTCCTGGAAATGAAACGCAAGTATCGCGAAGAACTGACTGACAGTTATTTAATAGGTAAATTAAAACGCTTAAACCTCCCAGTAACCCCAGAAACAATCGACTACAAACGTATTCAACTAAAGCTATACCGAGAAATCAAAAAACAACAAAACGATGAAAGAGATTAAGAACATCCGGGAATTGACGGCCGATTTGGGCCGCGTGTATGCAGAGCTTCGAGCACGAGAGATCGAGACCAAAGAGGCATCGGAGATTGCTAACATTGCGGGTAAGATCATCAACGGCGCAAAGGCTGAAATGATGTACCGAATCGCCCGTAAGGAGAAGCCGTCGATACCTTTTTTCGATGCCGATGGCAAATAATTTTGCAGATTCGAAATGAAGTTGTATATTTGCAATTGCAGACCGATGCTATTAGCATCAACAAAGTACATAGTTAACGCTATATAAAGCGTTGTCCCTTGTCCACTTTCAGCTTGCTGATAGTGTCGGTCTGCAAACCTGACTGGGGCAACGCCTTTTTTATTGCCCTTTACATATTAACTAAACTTTTAACAGACAATGCAGACCGATGTTAAAAGTGGTACCCGGGTAAATAACACCCAGACCACACCGCGCGCAAAGAAAAGCCGCACCGTATTCTATCGTTGCCACCTCAAGGCAACACGACCGATGTTCTCTTCGGACAAAGTCGATTACACCAACGTTATCCGCGCCACGTGCGAGGAGCATGCTTTAGGCTGTTTCCTTGCTCAGTTCCGCGTGCTCTATCCCGCGTATGCTGTCGTTGTCGGCACCATACTCGTAAGCCGGGTATTCCCCTCCAAGTCCAACCGTTAAAACAGGCCGCTATGGCACATCTTATCACCTTGTTGGCGTTCATCGCGCCGATTGCCGTGGTATTCGGCTGGGTGCTATCCAATCAGCACCGCGCAAAGGAGATTGGAAAATTGCTAACCTCAATATTCGAAAGCCATGAATGAGTTTACGGAAATCACGGTTAAATGCGTGTGGACGACAATAAAGGGGCGCATTTGGCGAGCCCAATACCGCCTGCGGTCAAAGGCTGTCCGGATACAATCCAAGGCCATCTACCGAGCATTGAAGAACGAGAACAAGCCCCGTATTTACCGGGTTGAAATACGATAGCTCATGGACACGCAATATTACACGACTACCACGTCCCCGGTGCTGACGTTCGAAGAGTATTATGATATTCCGAGCGAACATATAACGGGTCAGCGGACGCCATTCTCCCAGAGGGCCAGAACGCTGATGGAGGTAGACCTAAAGTTGATTTATCGGGCTATCCGCGAAGCCATTCAGAAGGATATGCGCGGTGACGAAGACAAGCGGGTCTATACGGTGGCCTACAAAATATACGACATCAAAGCGATCCATCACTACGAAGTCCACGAAGAACAAGGTGGTGACAGCTATATGGATATTTGCGAGACCTATTTCAAAGTAGACCGCGATACCATCGAAATCATCGAGGTCAAGGATATCGACGGTGGCATGCACGCCGGGCAGTTGCACCGGCTAAAAGAATACGGAGAACAAAACAACTTATAACCATGGGAATCTATAGCAAACTGCTGGAAATCCAGAGGAGCGTCAGGGCGTTGCTTCCGAATGCTGATGGAAATAATTACAAGTACATCAGCGGTTCGAAAGTACTTGGCATCGTCCGTCCCAAGATGGACGAACTCGGTGTGATCCTCAAAACGGAGGTTCTCGACATCACAAATATCCGTCAGGATTATACCGTAGGCCGGGATCAGCGACCTAAATCCGAAATCCTATCGAGTGTAAAGATGCGTTTCACTTGGATTGACGTGGAATCCGGAGAGAAGGATGTATGCGAATGGAGCGCCAACGGGCAGAATGATTGGGACAAAGGTGTAGGCTCGGCAATGACCTACGGGGAGCGTTATTTCATTCTCAAATACTTTCATATAGCCACTGATGAAGATGACGTAGACCGGCTGCCTCGGCATGAGGATGTCGGCCCGGCTTCCAAGCCTACGCTTACTGACGAATTGCTGACTTTGGACTTGTTCGAAGAGATAATCAAGGCTAAGGAAAACGCCAAAGGAGCCAATAAGCGATTCTCATTAGTCGGATTCTTGGAGTCCAAGTATATCGTCGATCAAGAAATGCTTCCGAAAGTCAATGTCAAAGTTACCGAATATTACAATTTAACGAGGGAAAATAAAGCATGAATCAGCAGATAACACTATTCGGAGATACGGCATCCATTGCCGATCTCGCGGGCAGGGCCATCAGCGCCGTCGTAAATGGCGACATCAGCCCTATCGAGGCGCATATCCAGATCAGCCGCATGGAGAATGCGATCAAGCAATTCAAGGACGATACGCAGGTGCGTGATATCACACTCCGCGAACTGTCTAAATATGGCAAATCGCACCAGTTCGGGGACTGCCGGCTGGAGGAGGCCGAATCGGGCGTAAAATACGACTATTCTATGTGCGGCGACAGCAAACTGCGAGATATGTATGAAACGCTTGAAGCTTTAAAAGTGGACATCAAAGAGCGGGAGATGATGCTGCGCAGTATGCCTGCATCGGGCTTGGCGGATCCGGAGACGGGGGAAGTGTTGTTCCCGCCCGCCAGGTCGAGCAAGACTATTATCAAGACTACTTTTAAAAAACCACTGCAATGAATGTATCCAATTCCGATATGCGCAGGGTGATTCGGGCGATTGATATGCTTCGTCCGCTCCCTGAACAATCCACGCGCGAGTGGGATGCCATCCGCAGGTTAAAAATATTCGCCAAAAAACAACAACGAAAATATGGTAAACAAGGTCATCATCATCGGGAATGTAGGTTCTGATCCCGAAGTTCGTGTATTGGACGGGGGCGCCAAGGTTGCCAGCCTGAGTGTGGCGACGACCGACCGTTACACCGACAGGCAAACAAAAACCGTAAAGGAGATAACGGAGTGGCATCATGTGGTGGCGTGGCGCAATACCGCGGATATCGTGGATAAATACGTGAAGAAGGGGGCGCAGATTTACGTCGAAGGTCGGTTGCGAACCCGCGACTATACCGACCGAGATAGCATCAAACGATACATCACGGAGATCATGGCCGATACGGTCAGGATTTTGGGGCGCAGGGAATCCCAGGCTTCATGCACCTCTACTACCTCCCAAATGCAATCTGACCCCGACGATCTTCCCTTCTAAGCCATGGATACATCTGAACTTAAAGAGATCGAGGAAATGCAGCTCTTCATTGAAGCAGAACCGCCTACTGAGCCGCAGGCAATTTCACAGCGCATGTCAGAACTGAGTGTGCGTATGGCGCGTAGCGGCTATCTCCTGTCGAAGGCGAAATACGAACAGGAGTTGGCGATGCTGAAAGCCTCCCGGCTGAAAGACCTGATACCTCTGGCGCCGAGTATCCAAAAAGAAATACTTCGGGCGTCCTGTGCCGAGGAGAACAAGGTCGTTAACATGCTCGACAGGATCAACCGCACGTGTGTCCATCAAGTAGACATACTACGTACGCAACTGAGTTTCGAGAAGGAGCAGATGCGCCAAATAGGCTATAACGCATGACAGATTTAGAACGGGAATACGACCGTGTTTTCAGCCTTTTTATACGTCATCGAGACTGTCCGGGTGGGCGAGGTTTCTGCATCACCTGCGGGGCGCCCATAGCGCCTGAAACATGCGATTGCGGGCACTATATAGACCGAGCTCACAGGTCTACGAGATGGGACGAAAGGAATTGTCACGCCCAATGCAGGGTTTGCAACAGGCATTCTGCTGGTCGCATTGGAGTTTACCGCCAAGTACTGATCCGAAAATACGGACTTGCAGTCGTTGAAGAACTTGAACGCAGTAAGCACAGCGTATTCAAAATGTCGAGGTCGGAGATGTCCGATAAGATCAATTATTACAAACGATTAATTCGCAATGTGTAACACTTCAAATAACAGTTGGATTAAGATGTACCGCAGCTTCCTCGATTGGGAGTGGTATCCGGATACGAACTGCGTACGGCTGGCATTGCATTTCATTTTGAAGGCAAATTACCGGGCCAAGAAGTGGAAGGGTTTAATCATTGACCGCGGACAATTGGTAACCAGCAGAGGACAGCTGTCCGAAGAGACAGGACTTTCGGAGATGCAAATACGCACCGCAATAGACAAGCTGGATAATTGCGGGTTTATAACCAAGTCGGGAACACGCAAATATACTATCATAACTGTCTGTAATTATGACTTATACCAACAAGCACAGGATGGTTTTGATAATGGTTGTCAACCAACAGATAACCAACAAACAACCAGCAAACAACCAACAGATAACCAACAAATAACCACAACTAAAGAATATAAGAAAGAAAGAATAGAAGAATATACACACACACTGGTAGATACTAAAAAGGGGGTTGTAGGGGGAAAAGAGACGGAGGCCGTGGAACTCATAGAATGGATCGCCACGAACGCGCCATGTATTGCTTCGATGCCCGAGCCCATAACTGCAGCACAGGCCGTGTGGCTGTTGCAGGACTACAACGTGAAAGATATTCGCCGATTGATAGCTACCATGCAAAGCAAGCAGGCATACCTCAAACACACGAATGCCTATACGGCTTTTGTCAGTTACGCAAAACTCGACAAGGCGCTTAAGGATGGCGGGCCGCCAAGTGTGCAATCCGGGGAAAAGTATTACACACGGGATGAAGCAATGGCCTACATTCGATTCCGTCGTTTGGGCGGCTCTCTTAAAGATAATTTCACTCTTGAGCGTGTGAATGGGGTGTATTTGTGGCGCTTGAAAGCCCCAGTCCCCTCAGTTAACCTTTAACGAATAAAAGATGGATAACAATCAAATAATGAGTTGTCAAGAAGAGTATATTTCTCGGATAAAACATGAGCTTTTGGGATTTTTTACCACGGATCAAGTATGCCGTATTGTTGAATCCCTCTTACTTGTTTGCTCAGATTATCGTATTGAAAAACATTCAACCTCTATAGTTTCGTATCAACCGGAATGTATTTCCGAAGCACAATTTGTCGTTCAGAATTTTTTAGTTGCCAAGTCGGTCGAAGGATTCAGTCCTCGTTCAATAGCGTATTACCATCAAATTTTAAAGCAGTTTTTCGCCTCGACGACCACCCAGTTTCCGAATCAATCACTTAAATGCATCAGTTCGGATGTTGTGCGGTGGTATTTGGCCATGCGTAGTGTTTTGGGCAAAGTCAGTAAAGTGACACTGAATAATGAACGACGTGTATTATCGTCTTTTTTTTCATGGGCATCATCAGAGGGATATGTTCAGGTCAATCCGATGCTTAAAATAAAATCTATTCGAGTTGATAAACGAGTAAAGGAACCCTTTACGGATGACGATATGGAAGCTATCCGGGGTTCTGTCAGAAATAATTTTGAACATGCTCTGGTAGAACTTCTTTATTCAACAGGGATTCGCTGTTCGGAGTTGGTTCAAATACGCATTAGGGATATAGATTTTCAGAATATGCAAATGAAGGTTTTGGGGAAGGGCGGTAAAGAACGCTATGTGTATTTAAATGCCAAAGCGAAACGGGCCGTTCTGGCACATATGTCACATGGTCACGTAGATTGTTACCTTTTTCCTGCATCTCGGTCATCGAATCATATATCCACATCTTATGTTCGGCAGGTTCTGCATGATATAGGGAAGCGGGCCGGTGTCTCAGACGTACATCCGCATCGTTTCAGGCGGACTACCGCATCCATGGCTTTGAGTCGCGGAATGCCGATAGATCAAGTACAAAAATTATTAGGTCATTCGAACATTGAAACAACGACGTTGTATGCTATTACGGATGTTGAAAATGTGAAATCAAGCCATAAAAAGTATTTGAATTGATGAAACAGCTATGTGACATATTGGGAGCCGAAACCGTAGATTCTATTCCATATCGCCTAAATGAAGTTCTTTTTTACGGCGATTCCGACCGGGATCCTATTTACCGGGCTATATGTGATATGTATGCGAATGATTTAAGCTATGATTGGTTTTATGATTTTTATCAGAGCTTGTACGCACAACGCAAGGATTTGAAACAGGACTTTACGCCAAAATCTATTTCGGATGTCCTGTTGCGTATATCTTCGTCAGATTCAGCCAAAATCACCTATGAGCCCTCTGCCGGCACCGGGTCTCTGTTGATACGTCATTGGTGGAGATCGCGTAACAATTATTCGCTATTTAATTACAGTCCTATTGATCACATTTACATTTGTTCTGAAAAATCAAGTCGCAGCATTCCTTTTTTATTATTCAATCTCAGCGTTCGTGGTATTCAAGGTGTTGTATTTCATGAAGATACTTTAACAGAAGAGTGCTCGTCCATATACTTAGTAGCAAACATATTAAATAATCCCCTTTGTTTTTCACAAATAATTCGATTGAAAGATGAAAAAAACGAATATAAAATACTCTCCACAAGAGGAGGCGATGCTCAAGGAACTTTATTCTGACATGCAGAATTCCAATATATCTATTCTGCTCGGTCGTTCTGTGAATTCCATTGCTAACAAAGCATCTCGTTTGGGATTGAACAAGTCTAAATTGCATCTTCATAAAATAGCTGCTATGCCCAATAAAGGTAAATATAAATCAGGTCATGTGCCTCATAATAAAGGACGTCGCCAGCGGGACTGGATGAGCATGGCGGCTTTGTCTAAATGCACAGCAGCGCGTGTGCATCGACGTAAAAATACCCAAGGATATTTGGCTAAAGGTGTTCTGATTAAAAGAATAGACGGAAAGCTACGTAATGTGGCTCGCCATATCTGGGAGATTACTTTCGGGGCAATACCCGATGGTTATGTTGTGCATCATCTCGACGGCAATCTGCGAAATGTGAGCATAGAAAATTTAGAGTTACGTCGTAGGGGATGGAACTTAGGATACGACAGCGTAGCCGTAAAACAAAGTATTGCTTCTCGTCGTGCAAAGGCTCAACGCTGTAACTACCAAGGTAAATCAATAACAGAATGCCGATCTTATGATACAGATTGCATGCCTAATCCCATGGAGTTTATTATAAAACAGCAAAAATTATGACAGACCAAGTAACGAGCATCGAGCAGTCGAAGCGGCTGATCGAGTTGGGAGTGCCCGCAGATAAGGCGAGCATGGTATGGGAATGGGGATGGGTTTGTGGTACAGTGGACGAAGAAAACTATGAGCTCAAAATTTGGCAGGAGTGTAAGCTGGATAAGATTCTGGCCTATCAAGAATTTCCCGAATCTTTTATCCCCGCCTTTACTGTCGCCGACCTGCTGGCGGTGTTGCCGAAAGTCATGGAGGATGATGAGGGTGTTCCGTTCTACCTTAACATCCAATACAACCGCAAAGAATATTCAGAGATCAAATATAAGGGCGTATATGGCATCCTATGGAGTTGCTTCGGGGCGTCGCTCTTGAATAATCTTGTCGAAGCAGTTGATGGAGTGGTAACTAACGGATATGAATTAACCCTATGAAACTGCCTATCGAGGTTCACAACAAATTGATCCCGTTCAAGGGATTCAGTTGGGTAACATGGCTTGCATTCGCATTCACCCGCAAGCCGAAAGACCGACATTTGGACGAGACTACGCGCCGCCATGAAGGAATCCACTGCGCCCAGCAGATCGAACTGGCCGTGCTGTTCGCTGCAATCCTCCTGCCACTCGCCATAAGCTGCTCTTTCGCTTGGTGGGGCTGGGCGCTTACGGTGGTCGGCATTCTCTTCGCCGGATGGATTTGCTACGGCATTTCGTGGCTGATCGAAGTGATTATCCCGCCTTATCCGGGCGCGTACTACTACACCTGCTTCGAGACAGAGGCATACAACCACGAGGATGATCCGAACTACTTGAAACGGCGCATACCGTTCTGGGGCTGGATCTCCTGTATACCTAATCGGAAAGTTAAACACAAAAAAACTAATTTATGAATACAGAAACGATGTTTTCATCTAAGACCGATTTATGGGCTACACCACAGGATTTCTATGATAAACTCAATAGTGAATTTAATTTTACACTTGATCCTTGCGCCACCCCGCATAATGCTAAGTGTGTTAAATTCTACACCAAAGAGCAGGACGGGCTCCGACAAGATTGGGGCGGGAATACTGTTTTTTGCAATCCGCCATACGGTCGGGATATATACGCATGGGTTCGTAAATGCTGCATGGAGGCACAAAAAATTAACACAATAGTTGTAATGTTGATTCCGGCGCGTACAGATACTCGATATTTTCACGAATTTATTTACCACAAAGCACGGGAAATTAGATTTATAAAGGGGAGGCTAAAATTCGGGGGCCAAAAAAATAGTGCTCCGTTCCCGTCAATGGTGGTTGTATTTTAATCCATAAACTGTTTTAAAATTTAAGCACAAAGATAACCAACCATGAAAACAATTTATCTCTGGGTTTCAGGCAAAGGCTGGACACCCTTTCAGTACAATGAACTTTCTGAATTATCCTCCGAATTTGAGGCGCGCAATATCAAACTGGGCTACGGGTGCGAACTGGGCGACGGGTGCAAACTGGGCGACGGGTGCGAACTGGGCGACGGGTGCAAACTGGGCGACGGGTGCGAACTGGGCTA